CGAACTATACAAAATATGACCTTGATTATTCTAGTAATAATCCGGCGAAATGGAAATTGTCATTTTCATACATGGAATATGAAGCTGCACCTGTTGGCACTGGTAGTTATGGCACTAAAGGCGAGACTGATCCTAATGTTAAGCTACCTGAACAGAGTACTGAATCTAATATTGATTTCGCTGCAATGTATGCAGCAATGATGGCACAACGTTCAAGTCGTGCACCTTCTGATTCTAATTCTATGCTTACACCTAATGCTTATAGTAATAATAGCGAAGCTATAACAAACCTCAAAAAGCAGACAAAGAGTTCAGCTAAGAAACTTGAAGCACAACAGGCAGCAATTGAAGAATCTAAGACAAAAGTTGCAGAACTTGAAGCTAAGATTGCTGAAGCTGAAGCTAAGTTTACTAGTTTAAATGCTGATATTGCTAAAAATGAAGCTAAATATAACGAAGCAAAGGGAAAGACACAAGGCTTAGTGGAGAATGCAGAAAATAATAAGATGACAAAGTACGATAGTGATTACTGGACTCCTGCTGGTTATCATGCAGACTTAAAGAAAGCAAGAGAATCTGAAGCGGCACTTAAAGCAAATCTTGAGTTACGTAAGGAAACATACGGTAATATTGAAGCTGCAACAGCTGAACTTAAAGAAACTACTAATAATCTTAAAGCATTGCGAGATGAACTTGAAGCTGAGAATAAGAATCTCTCTAATTTGACAACAGAATTTGAGAATACAAAGATTAAACATGGCAAAAATGTAAGTACGTTAGCAGAAATGGAAACTATTAGAAATGACCAAATTGAATCTCTTGAGAATCGTTTTGGTTCTAGTGAATCCATTGCCCAGAGAAATAGAGGGGCTCAGACATTTGATTATGCACAGAGTATGTCTACTACTGTCGAACCTACAAAAGAAGAAATGTTGCATACTGGTGCTAATAATCTTGCTTCTACTTTGTGGGACGGAAGAAACGATAGAAATAATTATGATGAATTACATGCATTAAATGAATCTAATAAACTTGACATGGATTTATTTAATATAGAATATCCAGATGATGAACCTATTATTGACGCTGCAAAGATGGAAACAGTTAAGACAGAGCCAGAACCGATAAAGGTAGAACCGACACCGATAGCAACAGCAGTTGAACCGGTTAAAGCTGAATCTGGTACTACTAAGGCTGAATCAACACCAATTAAAGTAGAATCCGCTGAACCTGTTAAACAACCCAAACCAAAGGAAGCAGCAAAAGTAAATTTGGATAGCTATAATGTTAATCAGATAATTACTGAAGGCAGTTTAGGCATGGTTCATACATTTGAAACAGGTGAAAAGAAGGTATCTCGTCATGGCGAAATAATGTTTAAAGATTTACCTTCCGGCGAGCAGAAAAAGTTCAAACAATATATAGAAGATGTTAAGCAGACTGATCCGAATATGAGTAAAGATGAATTGGTAAAATATGGTGAAGACTGGTATATGAAGAATCATATTACAACCAATAGTTCACTTAATGGAGAAAGTTTTGTCGAATCTCAAATGAAACACATGGAATTGTTATAAATAATAAAAAGGATTTAAAATGGATCAGACAGAAACATTTGTAAGTTATTTAGCAAGTACGAATGAAGCAGAATTTCAGGCGCTTTATACGTTTGCTGTTGATGCTTTGACATTTTCTAACAAAATTCATATTTACCATTGGTCATGTGATAAGGGATTTGACCATACGCATTTCCAGGAAGTATATGAAATAATTCGTGATTTCGCAGATGAACTGGTAGAAATAACACTTGCTACCGGTACTGAATTTAAGATTAATTCCAAATCTTATATTTTCTCTGACGAAATCTATAATAAGGAAAATGCACTTAGAAAACTCAGAGCATTTATTGACGCTGTTGAAAAACTTTCTGAACAGTTTAAGAGTAAAGTCGCTCTTAATAATCTTATGTCTGATACAGTCCAAAAGCTGGAAAAAGAATACGGCTTATTGTTAAAATTTAATTAAGAGGGATATACTTATGTCAATGATTAACACAATTTTAGTTGCTGAACAGGCAAAGCTTGAAGAAGCAAAGAGAATCGTAGAAGAAAACGGAATGACTTTCATCAGAGAAAGCAAGAAGTATGCTGGAAAGCATCCTGTAATTGATTCCGATGCATTCCAAGAGTATCTTATTAAGGAATGTGGCGGTTGCTGCGGTGATGATTGCGACGGCGAATATGACGACGGTGATGATGGCGATGTCTGCGATATTTGCGGCAAGCCTTGCAAGTCCAAATATAATCCGTTAACTGGTATGCGTCTTTGCCCGGATTGCGAAGAAGAAATTAGCGAATCGTAATTTATAATTAATTCATAAAATAAAAATAGAGGTTTCAAAACCTCTATTTTTTATATTATTATTTCTAAATTAAATTGCTCTCAAGAAGTCAGCAAATGCACTCATGATTACCTTAGAACCATGTTTGTCGACAATACTGTTAAATGCTTCTTGTGCCTTTACAATCTGTTCCTGTTTTTCAATATAAAGACCAGTAGCTTCGTTCAATACCCACTTTGTTACATACTGAACAGATTCATACATCGGGTCAGAGTAAGCGCATTGTGCAGAAGGCATATAAACAGCGTCGATTGTCGCCATTGAGTAGTCGTCAGCAACTGTATTATCCTCACAGAGATTACCAGTTCCACGAGAAGAAACACCCATTCTTACGCCGTCAGAAAGAAGAGATTCAAGAATCTTACCACATGGGGTAGAAAGAACTTTAGCTTTACCGATAGCAATATTACCATCCATCTTCAAACTTGTAATAAGAATTGCAGAACGGTCAGGGTTGATTTCGATAGATTCCGGATGAGAAAGTTCACCAAGAGCTTCACGAGATTCAATAAGTGATTGGAACTTATTTACTTCACGTTCAATAATGCCACGTGGATATACACGTCCATTTCTGTTCTTATCTACAGCCTGTAAAAAAGGACCTGTAATATACATTCTCTTTATGCCATTGCCTGCGTCTTCATTAATAACCTTACTTTCTGCAATAGCTTGTTCATTTAATAGCTTTTTAGCTTCCATATTAAAACCTCTAAAATTAGCTTTAATATATTTATAATTTATCAAATGAAAATTTCAGAAATATAAGAAAAAACCTTAGATTTTACTCTAAGGTTTTTAAATTTTTGCTAATCAGTAACAATTAGTCTTCTTTGGCTTTTGGAGTACCAGACCAAGTATTGTCTGTTTCGAAGTCAAATTCGACTTTAGCATAATCCGGGCTGAATACAGCAGATGCATCAGTGATGCCAGAGAATGCAGATGCTTCGACAGTGCCATCAGTAATGAAAGTTGGAGCTGTCCATGCAGACTGAGGAAGCTTGTTGAATACACGCTTGTTGAGAGCAGATGCACCGCCAGAAAGTTCATAAACCGGTTCAGTTGTGTAGTGATACAAACCGTCAGAATATGCCTTGCCATAAAGTGGATTGCCCTTAGGATCAGTTGCAGCTGATACCTTTTCATCAGTGTCCAAGAAGTACTTGTCAAGCTTCTGGAAGTAATCGTTACCTACGTTATAGATGTTGTCTCTATTCTTCATAGTATTTCTCCTTAAATTTTCCTATGCATGGATTTATTCCACACACCTATTTTATTTATGAAGAGATTTTCTGGTTTTTTGCAACTTTAGCTAACGGAGGAATCCGTCCATATAAAGTTCATACAGATTTTCTATCGTATCGGTCAATTCTATGCCTTCTTCTGACCTTACGGTTATCTTTTCATCGCCTAAAAGACAGGCATATTCTTGTTGGAACATCTGAATACCGAAGTCACGAATAATACGTTTCTTCCATGCTTCATCTCTTCCTGGAATTTCCCACCATTGAATTTTTGCTGCAACGTAACTGGAAATACCAGCAGCAGCCTTAGTCCAGATGTTATAGAACTCATTCATACCGTGAGGAGTAGAGATAAGAATCATCATAGCATCTTTTCTAGCAGATTGAGTCGGGAACACAGACTTAATAAAGTCCTTAGCATCTTCTTCCGGCAAGAACGCAAATTCGTCCACAAGCATAAGGTCAACGGACTTACCACGAATAGCAGATGAACCAGAAGCGGCGCAGAATATCTTAGTTCCGTTATCGAAACCTATACTTTCTTTTGACCAGCCACCTCGGTCAGGATTAATGCCTTGCTGCATCCATAAAGGAAGTTTAAGAATAGCAGAACGTATTCTGAGCATAATTTCTTTTGCTTGGTCTTCCTTGTTAGCAAGTACCGCAATAGTTTTATCTTTATTAAATAATGCATACCATAGAATATAAAGTGTAGCAATCGTAGTTTTACCACACTGACGACCCATCATACATATTCTGTTATTACGAATAACACCCTCTTTGTCATAATACTTACCGATAAGCATTTTTACAATACGCTCTTGGTATTCTCTTAGTTTGATAGGTGCTTCACCATCATCAGTCAAGATATAAAAATAATCAGCGAAATGAAATATATCACGTGAGCATTTGATATATTCATCCATTTGCTCTTTTGTAATTTCAACTTCTTCGTTATGGCCGCGAAGCTCGGCGGTTTTCATCCACATATATAGATTCTCACAGATAGTTAGCTAGATTATACTATATATTTATAATTTGGATTTTCTTTTTATATTATAAATAATGTATGGCAAATTACAAACAAACAGATTATGATCCGTCAGTAAATGGTTATTGGCGTGGCACTATAGATAACGCACCGAATTACGGTTATCCTAATAATTATTATTTCGCAGATACAATGCGTTCATTGTTTATCGGGTTCGGTAATTTCTTTAATGACTTAAGCGTTGTTCGCTTTAATAAGAATGGTGAACCTGTAAAGACAATCAATGTGCCTATCAAGTTCGGTCCAAGAGCTAAGTCTCATGACTTTAGAACTGAAGAAGAGTCTGGTAAGAAATATTATATTTCTTTGCCTAACTTGACTTATAGGCTTGATTCCATGCAGTTCGCAACTGAACGTGCAAAAGGTATCTATGAACAAAGAGCATTTTATGAAACTGACTTAGAAAATGCTGGTATCAGAGGCGCGATGCAAGAACAGTTCTGGTCTGATGTCCAACCAGTTCCATATAATTTTACAGTATCAATGGAAGCTAACTGTGAGAAAATGTCTGACGCACAACAGATTGTAGAACAAGTTGCAGTAAGATTCCAACCAGCAGCATTCTTTGACGTAAAAGAATTTTGGTTTTTCAATAAGCGTAGAAGC